GTTATATTGTATTTATACGATATACATTTATGCAGTGATATGCATAGTTTTTGCATAAAGGTTTTAAACCTCTTTAAACGCTGTTATATCAATGGTTTATCATTATTTTTTACGCTTATTTCTGATTTTCAAAACATGTAAACGTGCATAAATAAGAAAGTAATGGTTTTATACCTTAAAGCCTTAAAAACGATTCTGGGGCATTCTGGGGCTTCTAAATAAATATCGTATAAATACAATATAAATCATGGGTTATATTACAAATTTAGCTTGTATTTGAAATACATTTGTAACACTGCTGTAATATAAATATGAAAAGTTGGCACGAAAATTGCTATCTATATAAAGCGGATTTTTGCCCAAAAATCGAACGCAATTTTTCCCTTATAATAGAAGAAACTCGAAATCATAAAAAAACGTGTTTTGTAACATAACTGTAATATTCCTGTTATTTGCTTGTAACATAATCCATGATATATTATGTGTGTAGCAAGGGAGCAACAAACAAAAACAAACGTTCGGTTTTCTTATCGAAAACAGGATGTTGACAGCAGATTCAAAAAGTGCTAACATAAAGGAGTACCAAGTAAGACAAAAAAATAAAAAATAATTTCTTAAAAAGAAGGAATTAAAGCAAGCAATAACGAATATAATTAAGTATAGAAACAAAAACAAAAAATAATGATATAAAAGGAGCTAACAAAAATGGCTAAATTATTAGGTGAAAAAGCAGTGTTCAACAGATTGCAAAAGGAGCTTGACAAACGCTTTACAGAAGAACAACAGGAATTTATTGGTTTTGCAAATGACATCGAAGGCGAAAAGAGTCATACATGGGTTTGCGAACATGAAGGAAAAACTTTCCACCTCATTTGTAACAAGGTAAACGGAAAAGTAGAATACAAGGAGTTCGGAACAACTCGCAAAAACAATAACGTAAACGTGCAATATTAATTTTTAAAATGAAACTCTGCTTACTAAAAGTTAGTAGGCAGGATTGATTTTAAAAATCCCAAACACAAAAGGAGAATGTACAATGTTACAATCAATTACAGTAAGCGAATTTGATGAATTAAAAGCGGTTCAAGAAAGCCTATCAGATATGGAAGAAAAAATTCAAAATATTGGTGTTAGTTTAGACATCGTTCACGGCTTGCAAGATAATTTTGATTCTCGACTTGAAGAAAATGACATAAAAGAAATTTATGAGTTGTTAGTTGAACATGGTACAAAAACAGTTGCAACTTATGCAATTAGTAATAATATGGGTTATGAAATTGTATACACGGATGAAGATAACGCAATAATTAAAGAGGATGAAGAATTGTTCTTATGTGAAGTAAAAGGATTTTCGGAAACTGTCGAAGAATTGGAGATAGACGAAGACGACAGAGAAGACATGAACGAAGATACATTCTATATCATTTATGAAAATTCATACATTCCACTAGATGAATGTATGAGAACAAATTAAAAGGAGCGGTTAAAATGATTAAATGGTTTGCAAGGCTTTTCAAAAAGGAATCACCAGAAGAAATTTATATTAGAAAAATTAATTCGGTTGCACAATTAGCCGATGAACTAGCTTTAAAAGTTCGCAAATAGTTTCACGTGAAACATAACAAAACACAAAATGAAAAGGTGGAAATAAAATGAAATTATACTATGTGGAATCAAAACCAAAATTCAGAGACATGACAGAGGTTGAACTTTACGGAATTGAAAAGATTATTGATACAATGCATGAGGATGAAGAATTTGATTTCAATTGTGATAGTTTGGGTCTTGCTTACACTTCTAGTGGTGGTTACCCTATGTATAACGCTTGTAACGGCGGTTGTCAGTATGATGGAAGCGAAGTTTCACACTTCGCAATATCTGAAAATGGAAGATTGTATATGTTTACATCTGATATTGATGAAACTGAATACCTGTATTGCATCGAATAGTTTTTCGATGCAATACCACAAATTAAAACACAAAAGGTGGAAAATAAATGAATACTACTAAATTCGAATTATCAAATACAAAAGGCTCTTACTATGTTAGCGATTTAAAAAATGAACTATATGTGTATAACAATATTGATGAAACGGCTTTCAATATATTGGGATATGATGAAGGCGTGTCGGTTGACTTCACACAAATGACTCATGAACAGATTGTACAATACATTGATGATAATTATTCGATGGAATTGGAAGATATGGAAGGAAAAGACATAATCCAATTATTGGAAAACTTGAAACAACGTTCATTAAGCGATATGAAAAAGGAAATAATTTCCGATATGTTAGAATTGGAAGAAAGGGAAGATATTGAAAGCGAAATGAAGGATATTGCTAATTATGGTTGTCAGAGCGTGGGGCATTTACAAACCCATACCGAAACAATACGATTTTGGGATAAATACTATAATTTCATTAAAGAGCTTGCATATTACGAAAAGCGAATGACAGGATTTTGTATCATGTCGGAAACTGCCAAACATGAGAAGGATATAAAGACGAACTTGTCACACTGGGCATATGAAAGAACTGTCAGACAATTGTTAAATGAAATGGAAATAAGTTATTAAAAAGTTTCTTTAAAAAGAAGGAATACAGACGGCACACGTTGAATATAATATAGTATAACCACAAAAAATAATGATATAAAAAGGAGCGATTAATATGTTTTATGTAACTATGACTGATAACTTTATGAGCGGATGGGGAAATGCACAAGGTAAGACGAATAAGCTAGTATTTGAATGTGAGAATATGAAGGAAGCTAAAACAGTAGAAAGCAATGCACACAAAAGAGATGAAATGACATATGTTTCCATTCGTTCGACAAAACCATATTATGACAATAACCGCTATGTAACACAATTCAAAACAAAAGAAGATTATCCAAAATGGTATATGGAAAACGCTTTTTAAAAATGAATCTGCTTACTAGTTACTTACAATTAGTAAGCAGGATTGATTTTTAAAAAATGAAAAGGTGGTTTTAAATATGGAATTAAATGTAACTTATGATGGACAGCAATATAAATTAGCAATCACAAGGGGAAACGAAAAGGAAAATAAAGGATTTGCTAATAGTCTAATTTATACATGTATAACATTCAATTCTAATGATATGATATCCTTTAGAAACTTCACTATTATATATGATATGATTGATAAAAAATATTGGTCTTGGACTGCTAATACAATTAGTACAACTGAAATAGATTTCCGAAATGAAATATCTGATTTATTGAATGCAGGAAAGTTAAAACTAGTTATATAAAATAGTTCTTTTATGAAGGGATTGGGAATCATGAACAATAAAATATATATCGTTATGAGTGATTTCGGTTATGATACTAAAAATTTTGAAGGTGCATTCAGTACACCAGAAAAAGCACAAGAATATACCGAGTATATGGGGAAATGTAGCGGTTGTAAAAAATGTTACTGGTGGGAAGAAGAAGAAATTGACAACCCATAAATTAATAAAAAGTATATTTTATAATAATTATTAAATTGGAGGTTTTACAATGTGGAATAATTTAGAATTATATAGCGATACTTATGTTAAAAATGGTGATAATATGATTTACAAGTTAACTGACTTTAGACAGTTGCAAGATTCTCAAATAGGCTTTTTGTTCTCGCTTGAATTGGTGGCAGGTTATGACTATATCAATCCAGATTATAACAATGTTCAAGGCTATGTATCTAAAGAAAACTTTGTCGAAGATGTGCATTCTTATGACGTTACATTCTACCCACTATCAGAAACATTAAAGGAAGCATTGAGCGACAACGATTTTGAGATTATCAATATTAATGATTACACAATACACCAATTTAAAGGATGTGAAGAATAATGAAAATGAACTGGTGTATGTTCCCAATTACAGAAAATGGAATTACGACATATTACATGACAGACGCTCCAATTTTAACAATTACAAATGCTTACAAACTAGCAAGAAATGTTAATGACTTCATTGAAATATTGCAAGAATTGAATTTCGAAATTGGAAAGTATTTTCCATCGGTTGCACTAAATTTTGATGAATAACTACTTTTAGTTTAATTACTGCTTATTAAATAGCTACTAACATTTAGTAAGCAGTGGTGAAACTAAAATCATACATAATTACATTTGTCAATAGATTTTAGTGAAAAATTATATGCGATTTTTACAATATCCTCACAGTGAGGTTTTAGCGTCCTACCTAATACACTTACAAGGGCATATCCTTAAATCTGCTCACAGACGATTCTGGAGCGTTTAAAAGGTATGTTGACAAAATCAAAAATCTATGATTCGAAAAATTGGGTCTTGACAAAATTTATTTTTATGCTTATGCCTAAAATCGTTATTTTTGTTGCATAATCGTTTGACAGAAGATTTACTTCTATGTTAATATATAAGAGTACCAGATAGGACAACGAAACAAGAACAGCCGTTCGGTTTCTTGTCAAGTAAAATCTTTTTAAAAACTTTTTATTAAAAGAAGGAATATAAAAAGATTTGGCGAATATATATAAGTATAGAACAAAAACAAAAAATAATGATTTAATGGAGGTTTTACAAATGGAACACAAATTACTGGATTATGTTGGGAAACGAATTTCTGTTACTTTCAATCATGAATGGCAAGAAGCAATACCACAACAGGACGGAACATTCAAAATAACGGATGTTATCAAAGGACGTAAAACAATTACAGGAAAAGTTTTCCTACATGATGGCACTGGAATGATTTTACAAGATGATGATGTTATTACACAATTCAATACAAGCGAAGGTATGGGTTTTGAAATTGAGGTGCTAAACTAATGAAATTTAAAGCTTATATGATTACAAAAGAAGGTTTAGAGTTTTCAAAGATTTTCACAAATGTAAACAGGTATACAACGTTCGTGCAGTTCTTCCAAATGAAAGTTAAAAATGTAATTGAATGTAAATAACGGTTTTTAAGTCGAAACTCTATGCAGGAAGTTGGCACACTTCTTGCATAGGATTGGATTTAAAAATAAAACATAAAAAGGTGGAATTAAAATGAAAAATCTATTTAAAAAAGTATTAACTATTGGAGCTGTAGCAGGTGCATTTGTAACAGGTTATTTTGTAAATGAAAATGATAGTGTAAAGGTAGAAACACCAGTACAAGCGGAAACAAAGAAAGCTGAAAATGTGGATAGAATTGCAGTAGCTCCAAACGATGAAAGAAACGTATTCACGCAATACTTTACAATTACGAAACTTGACGAAAAAGGTGCAGACGTTCAAAACCAATATAATGAAAAAGATAACTATTACATTGACAAACAAGATTTTGATACTGATTTCGACAAATTGCAAGTTGGCACGAAAATTGCAGTAACATTTGACCATGACACAACAATTACAGCCGAATTGGATACACGAGAAACTTATATATTCAATGTTATTGATTCTAAAGAATATGGAATCGAAATTGATAACGAAAAATTTGTGTTCGCTGTTAATAAGGATAATTCAGCCGATATGACAACAATTGACAAAAAAGATTATGTAATAGGCGATATGGTAGAAGTTACATTCAAAGATAATGATATAGAAATTGCGACAGATAAGAAAATAGGTTCATGGAAAGATAAGGAAAAAATTGTCGAAAAGGTAGTAGAAAAGCCAGTGGAAAAAACTGTATATGTTGAAAAAGAAGAAAAACCAAAATCACAAAATAATGAAATTGTCAACAAAAAAGAAGAACCGAAAAAAGAGGTTCAAAAACAAGAACCAAAACCACAAAATGAGCAAAAAGTCAACAAAAATGTAGAAACACCAAAAACCGAACAAAAAGCAGTTAAAAAAGAAGAAAATACGGAAAAACAAACACCTGCTAAAAACGAACAAAAACAAGAAATTAAAAAGGAAAGTTCGGATTCTAAAAAAGACCCAAATGAAGGAAAACAAGGTTATATACAGGATGGAAATGGAAAATGGATTACAGAACAAGAATACGATAAAATGGCATTTGAAGAAAACGCAAAAGAAGACCCAAACAGAAATAATCCAGATTATGTCCAAACAGAGGATGGAAGTTTTGTTCCTAAAAACTTTTGGGATTGATTCATACAATTGGGGATATGTCAAATAAAAATTTCATATCCCTGTAGAATTGAAACCGTTTTGAGCCGAGGAAATATGATTTTAGAATGATTTTAGAAATTACAAAAATTGGAGGAATTAGAAAATGAAAAACACAATCGACTTTTTAGAAGTTTGTCAAGAAAGTAATTTATTGGAAAATATCTTTTTGGGGCAAAAAGTAGAAAAGGAAACCGAAAAAGAAAGTTCTCATATAGAAGTAATAGAAAGCCTTTCATATAAAGCGAATATAACAAACGATAATATGAATGATTATACAAAAGGATATACTAATGTTATTAATAGGATAATAGAAAGTAATATGAGTATATCCAATAATACCGATATTCTCTATAGCGAAATACAGGAAAGGTTTATATTGGATAATGGTATTACAGTATTAGTAAATACCAATATAGGTAAAACGGAATATAGTAGAAGTCATAATATGGAATTAGTAATATTAGGAAATACCAATAAAAGGAATAATGACAAATGGATATATTCTTTATTAGAAAGATTATTGGAAAGGATTTATTATAGGAAAGGAAACCTTATTCCTTATTCCTATATTCGAAATAGAGATAAGAAACATATTAAGATATTACAATCTATTGTTTCTAAAAAGGATTATGGTATATATGCAATATGGAATATAGATATTAATATAGGATATATTGAATATAGTATGAGTGAATATAACAGGATTATGAATAACGAATATAGCGATTGTATTCTATACCAACATATGGATAATAGGATTATGGAATGTAATAGTAATAACATATCCAACATTGTAAATATAGAAACAATAAACATATTAAGATATAGTAATATACATAATGTATTATATGATAGTAGTAATAGTAATGTAATAGATACAATATGATAATGATTATAATGTAATAGTAATAACAATATAGTAATGTATATAACATAATAGTATAATAGTATATCATAACATAGTAATGTATATGTATATCATATGTAATGTATATAACATAGTAATATATATAATATAATAATATATATAATGTATATAACACAAGTATATAACATATGTATAACATGATAGTATGATATAACATAAGATGATATACATCATGATAGTACAATGTAATGATAATGATATGATAAAGTATATTGTATTTGTTGAATGTTTTAACGAGAAACTGAATAGAGTGAATATGACCCAATATGACATAACAGTCAATTGGGTTATTTTTGTTTGGTGAAAATTAGGTGGAATTTAGATTCATAAAAGTTGTGAGTTGTCAAGTTATTTGTGTGGTGTTTTATCTGGTGGTTTTTTAAATCCGCATAACGAAGTTATGTGGTGTTTGTGGTGTATATACTGCATTTCGTGCACTCTATTACAATTACGTAGCGTGCATGTGTTCCCCACAATCCCCAAAACCCGCAAATCCGCAAATTGCCAAAATCCGACAAAACCAAGTCAGGCGAAAACGAACGAATGTTTGAGTAATTCATACATGCAGGGAATACGATAAAAGAAACGTGGGAAGGGAAGCCGAACTACGTCATGCACCTTGAAATTTTCCAAGTATCCTATAATTAATCTTATGGGGCTACTTTTCACCAAACGAAGTCGAACAATCGTTCGATATCCATATAGCTCTACAACCCGACCACTCAGAAAAATTCTGACGTGCAACGTGTGATTTGCCCTCAAAAAATCAAAATCCCAAACGACAAAAAATCCCCTCAATTTACATACGTTTTAACACACGTAAAAATCCTCTCAATAGACAACATAATTAAGCACCCCAAATCATACAATAAAGGGGAGGGGGCTATGTTTTGACAAAAGAAAAACCCTCTCTGTAGAGGGCACTATACCGTATATACAGAAAGGGTGATATATTTTTGTATGTAGTTTTACACAAACAAATGTTCTTAATAGAGAGGATTTTTTACTGTGAATAGTCCGTATAATTACAGACCTCTAAAATTACCTTTGTTTTCATTTTCTTTAACATAAGAATCTAAAATATCCAATGTTAATTTATCTGCATCCATTTCCATTTCTGTAGTTGTTCTAACAATCTTAATAACACTAACTTTACCTAAATTGTGCTTCTCTGCATGTAATTTAGCATATAGATAAGACTCTTTGAATGCATTACGTCTATGGTCAAACTCACTTGCACAATTTTGAAATGGTGTTAAATTAATTGTTTCCGACCCAACATCTTTAACAAACAATTCTCCAACCTTCAAATAATATCTTTCGTTTTTCCATTCTTCTAGTAATTTCATTTTAATTCCACCTTCAATTATTTTTTAAGTAATCAATAATCTTAGCTGAATGTCCTGCATCGGCAAGACCTTTCATGATGTAACTAATAGCACTCCAATTCAAATCTGAAATATCTGTAGCATCTTTAATATGGTTAGTCGTTCTAACTCCACCAGTATGCATTTCCAAATAGAATCGTTGTTTGTCAATCTGAATAACCTTAATCTTCTTCATTCTCTTCACCTGTCAACTCTTCGTAGCAATATTTGCAAACCATTTCATCATAGTGTTGTACTAAATCTTCTTCATCACATTCTTCTCTACAAGAATCGCAACGAGTTTCAATGTAGTCTAATGGATTAAATCCGCTCCAAGAAGTTCCTAAATGCTTTGCAACTTCCTCAACTGCTTCTGGCGAAACATTTAATTTAGTAATATCTCCTTTTTCTAAATCCCCATAAACCTCACTGTGTTTACCTAAGACTTCACCGAAATACATGTAAGCCCCAATAGCATCTTCTACTTCTTTTTCTGTAGCAACGAATAATCCTTCAAGGCTTCCGCTACGTCCACAATCCCAATAAAACTGATATAAGAATCTTTTACTCACTTAATTCACCTAGCTCCTTCAAACGTCTTGTAATGGACTCTACACGTTCTGTAAAGTATTTTAATTTATGCTTTGCTTCCATAACTTCAATAGCCCATTTGTCTTCTTCTTTTAATTGTAAATCTCCCATTAAGCCACACCATATACACCAATCAGCACCGTCTTCAAACGTAGCAGTATAAGGTTCTAGTTCACCACAATGCTCACACCAAGGCTCTTCTTTGTATTGAATATCATCAATAGTAAAAACTTCACACATACTTTCACTCTCCATAAGTAATATTACCGCAATCGTCAATACGAATCTTGACAGGGTAATTATAATATTCACTTCGTTCCCATAACGCTTTATGTAAAACATCCTCAAACATATGACCAATATAGGCTTTGTCGATTACAATCTTATTCGGTCTGTCTTTTAACATAAGTTCAATAACTTGCATTATGACTTCATCCATGTATCCTTTAGCGTAGAGGGGGCGTTCATAAACACCTTTAGTGACATCAATCCTGTGTATCATTGTATGCTCTCTACAGCAATCAATTAATATCATTCGCATTCAATTTCCTCCATATAAAAAGAAGCAGAGATTAATCTGCTTCACGTTCCTGCTTAAAGATTAGTGGCAGTTCTTTCGATAAGTAATCCATGCAGACCTTATGACCTTGAAACACCTTTTCAACATAAACGTCATCATAGATTTTTATTGCAAATTTATCTTCATTCTCATCTAGGAATCTGAAACACTTGTCGCACATGTGTTCAAACTTTAATTCTTTCATTATTCCTTCACCACTAACGAAGTATTTGATTGAAGCTTTCTATCAAAGAAATCTGATTCAAACACTATGTTAGGTTGTGAAGGAAGGTATGCAGTTCCATCAAATTTATAATTTACCAATACTGCTCCTTTGACAGTCATTTCTACAGGTACATCAACACCGTTTGTATCACGAAACTTAGACTTACAAACTAGTTTACAAAATTTATTGGCAAGTGCACCGCCAAGTACAGCGTTTATGAAATTGACATCAATTAATGAATCGTGTATGTGAAAACGGTTATATTGGTCGTCATTCTCTGAAACAACATGAAACTTGCTTACACTGTCTAGTAAGAATGGTTCTTCAATTCCTTCAACATGAATCTCAATATCGAAATTCTCTTTACAGCCAAATTTATTCATCTTTGAAATTCCTTCCTGTAAGTACATCTACAAATTTTTCAATCCACCACATAGACCATTTAGGATATTTAATCCAACCTGCAACTAGCCCATCCTTGATGGAGAAGTCCCAAAATCCAATTTGCTCCCAAGATTTCAATACAGCGTAGGCATATTGAGATAAGCCTAACGTCATATAGAATCCAACGACCCATAGAATAAATTCCATATTATCGTCCTTTTGTCTTAACTAACTTCTCAATCTCTGATGTTAATTCTTTCATGAAAGCATCTACTTCTTCTGCTGATGCACCTTCGTCTTGAAGTTCTTTAGCGATAGCATTTGTATTCTCCATTAAGATGTTTGCTTGATGATTAAACTCTTGCATGTAGAAACCAACATATTTACCTAATTGAGTAAGTGCATCAACTAAAGCGTAATGCTTACCAATTTCGAAATCAAAATCCGCAGGGTTTACACAACCGCTAGTACCAACAATTTCAAATCCGTTCTGCAATGTGATTAGAGCGATAGTTGTTTTCTCTCCAACCTTTTGATATGATTCTTTCACAATATGTTTCAATAAATCTTTTTGAAATTCATTCAATTCTAATTTAGCCATTTTAATCTCTCCCATTATTTAAATATAAGGCAGGGGATATACCCCTACCATTATGCAATAAACTCGCTGACTTTATCTTGCAACTTTTTGTTCTTTTCAAGTTGTGCTTGTGCCTTCGCAATATTAGCTTCTGCTTTTTCTTTGATTACTGTTTCATCTTCAACGATAGTATTTAATTCGTTGTTAACGTTTTCTAGTTGTTTGTGCATTAAACCAAATTTTGCAAAGATACCTTGTACTTCTTCACTTAGGGTTTCAATTTTTCCATCTCCATCTAAGTCTACTACTTTCTTATTGAATAAGTTTTTAAAGAAATCTAACATAATATCATCCTCCTAGTTTATTGGTTTAAAAGTTTATAAGGGGCAAAGCCCCTCTTATTCCCAAGGGTCACACTGACATCCTTCGATGTATTCTCCACAGTCTTGACAAACATCTTCTTCTTCTTCTTTTGGTGCATCTACATCTGTGTCGATTCGACCATGTTGTGCTAAAGGTGTCATAGCTAAAGATTCAACTTCTTTTGCATCAACTTCTTCGAATAGCTCTGACTCTAAGTATTGGATATAATCCTCATGAGAAATTGTGATACGCACGTGTTCTCCATCTAAGATGTGTGACCCAACATTAATTACTTTAATTAAATCAATCTCTTCTCGCTCACTGTTATTGAAAGCGTAGAAGTATGTACCCTCATCTGATTTTTCACGTACAACTCTAACGTTGAAGTTTAAATCAAACTCTGGCAGTTCCTCTTGCATCTCGTACTTGTTTCCAACTAAAGTTAGAATTTCACCTAACGCTTCAAACTTATCTTCTTGGAATGTCTCACCAGATTTCACACGCTCTAATCTATCATCAAGCAAGTGTAACTGGAAAATACGTTCCTCTCTGTCTTCGATTGAGATTTCATATAATTGTTGACTCTGTGCCATTAGCACATCATGTTCAAAAATAATCTCTTCTCCAAATGCACCAAGAGCTTCTAAGTAAATTACGTCCTCCATTTTTTCAATGACTAATGTGTCATCTGCTGTTACTAGTGTGATAGTTCCATCTAGGAAGCTTATATTACCAATCGCTCCCAGAATTTTTGCTTCTTTTGCGAATCCGATTACATTTTTATCAAAAATAGTTTCTAACATATTATCATCCTTTCGATATGTATTTGCGTTGTTCAACGCCCTACCCTATGAATTTATTATATCATTATCTTTTACTTCTGTCAAACTAATGTGTTACATAGAATAATCTTTATTGAGAGGATTACTTAAAGCAATCCTCTTCTTCATCATCTGTTTCTCTGTACGAATCCGCAAGCAGTTCTGCTTCCGCATTTGGGTTGCCGTTGTACATATCAATCATTTCTTGTAAGAAGCTTCTACGTTCCATGTTGGCAAACTTACCGATTCCGACATTGACTGCTTCTGCTTGACCTAAAACTAATAGGAAGTCTTTAGCACGTGAAATACCAGTATAGATTAAGTTAGCGTTTAATTGATATTTCATAGATTTATCAATTACTACAATTACTACTTTATATTGTGACCCCTGTGATTTGTGAATCGTAGTAGCCCAACAATGTAGCAGTGAGTTTAGTACGTTTTCGAATCTGACTTTAACGACAATTCCTTCAAAGTCAACGATGACCGCTTTTTGCACTTCATCAATGTCAACGATTTTACCAGTATCTCCATTGAAGATATCAGCAACGCCACCATCAATTGTTTCGATTTCATATGTATTAACAGTGTTCATAACTGCATCGCCTACACGATACAATGTCTTCTCTTTTTTACCAAACTCTTTTTCTTTTCTTGTTGCACTCTTAGGGTTAACAATCTTTTGAAGTTCCTTGTTGATTTCGACTGTGCCAAGTTTACCCTTCTTAGTTGGTGATAGTACAACAACGTCATCTGGATTGAATCGTTTCACAACGTTCTTATAGTGATGCAGGATTCCATCTCTTACATATTGTTGTTCAACTAAATGGAATACGCAATCTTTACCAAAGACGATTCTTCCACTATCTGTATCGTTTAGGAATTTTACACCTTCACGCACTTTAGTTGCAACTTCTAAGATACCACCGTTTGCTTGACGGAATACTTTTTTCAGTTTAGAAACTGGTACAGCATTACTATGTATAACATCGTACAAGAAGTTCCCAACTCCAACAGATGGCAACTGGAAATCATCTCCAACAAATAATACTCTGGCACTCGTATTAGTGATAGCGTTAAAGAATTTAGCAAGAATGAAAATATCACACATAGAGCTTTCATCAACGATAATTACATCTTCTGTAATATCCTTATTTGCTTCTTCTTCGTTATCGAATACTCCTGCCTTACGATGGATTGTACTAGCATCACGACCAGTGTAGCCCTGCATAACTTTACTCGCTTTACCAGTTGGAGCAAGCAGTGCAGTTCGTAGATTTCTAGTATCAATGAGTTCAAGTAAAATTCTTTGAAGCCATGATTTACCCATACCTCCACCACCGATTAATAGCATGACAGAGTTTTCGTTCCAATCAAAGAAGAATTGTCTTTGATTTTCTTCAAGCTCAACACCATGAGTTGCACAGTATTCATCTAAAAACTCATTTAACTCTTCGTCAGTGAAAAGTTTTTTAGAGCGACTTCTAAATTCTGTAAGTTTTCTAGCTACGTATTTTTCAGCTTCATAGACGACCTTAGTAGTATAGCGTTCGTCCTTACATAATATTCCTTCTGCCCCATTAACTAATGCTTCATCAATAAGTTTTTTAGGAATGTTTAGAAGTTCAACTGCTCTGTTGGTAAGTTGTTTATGAGCAATCCAAGAGTTTCCGTTCATGTTCTCTTCACCGATAATATATCGGAAACAAGAATCAATTCGGAATTTAGATGTCATTTCATGACCAACTGCTTTCGCAATCTCATCCGCTTTCTTAAATCCTACACCTTTGATTTCAGTTAGCAAGTATGGGTTCTTATTAATCTTGTCAATTACGATTTGAGGGTTCTTGTACTCTTTTACTAGTTTGGCAATCATATTGTACTTGATTCCATACTTAGACAAGAATGCTAGAATCTCACTCATATCAAGATTCGTTAATACCTTCTCACGTAATTTCTCAAACGTCTTATCTCCAAGCCCCTTAACTGATTGATAATCAAATGTGCCATCTTGAATCATGCCAATGATATCTTCTCCATTATTATAAACTTCAAAGATATTTTGAGATTGTGATTCTGTTAGAATCGACTTCAAGAAATCACGTTGTTGTTCAACGGTGATTGGTTTATCCTGTTTAATTGATTCTAAGATGTAGCTACCTGCATATGTAGAAGCAGTATCAGCTTTAATTGTTGCTAAGTATTCTGCACCTATTTCTAATGATGGGCAAAATCCTTTAAATGAAATATTTCCGTATCGTGTAAGTGTCCATTCTTTCTCTGTTATCTTTTTGATATCATCTAGGTTCACATCACATCGGTAAATTCCATAATAGTCTTCTTCATTGAAAAACATTTCCTGTGTTGGCGTAATTCGAATTTCAACCGTATTGCTCAAAGTGTAACCACCCTTCCGTATTTGATGTAATAATTATACCATTATTTTTAGCTTTTGTCAAAGAAGTGTGCTGTCTATTGACAACTTTTTCCGACTCGACTTCCATAGTATATAATTATTATTTATGCTTGTCAACAAAAAAACTGAAAAAAATTGGTATCACAAATAACTTTCAAACATATGTTAAAGTATAGGCGATGACCTAAACTAACTTGAAAGGGGTTTTAAACAATGGCTAAAAAACAATGTGGGGTAATTTCAATTGATGATGGTGGGCATTCAACTTGTGTGGTAACGAAAGATGTAGCATTACAGTTTCCTAGTGTGAAAGGTTTATATGGAACGAGAACATTAACTGACGCATCTGAACCATTTGATTTTATAGTTGAGTATAAGGAAAGAAAATATGTGATGGGTACACTTGCTAAATACGATTGTAAATATCCATTACAGATGCACACAAAATCTAAGTGCAATGACTTCTTTGACTTATCCATACTTGTATCTATTCACCAATATGGATATGCTAACAACCTATTAATCACTTCTGTACCAATCGCTTATCACAATGATTCAGAGAAAGCAGGACGAATCAACCGATTAGTTGGGGAGCACACGATTAAAGTTAATGGGGTAGAGAAAACTTTCACAATCCAAGATACAAAGGTTGCACCAGAATCAGCAGTTGCCTTCTGGTTATATGAACCAAACGGTAAGAGTCGCTTCATTGATTTAGGAAGCCGTACCATCGGATATGCAACGACATTGTTAGATGATGGAAATGTAAGATTCATTGATTCAGAGAGCGGAACGATTAAAGGTAAAGGTCTTGAAGCATTAGATGATGACTATGACCAACAATCACTTGCTGATTTGATTTGTGGTAAGCTTGCATCTGTTTGGAATGAAAATGACCGTATCCATATGTTGGGTGGTGGTGCAGGTGATATAAGATTAGTTGAAGCAATACAAGGATACTTCCCAAATGCAATTGTAATGGATGACCCACAAATGGTGAATGCGAAAGCGATGTACCAGTTAGGAATGGTGACTTATGACATGGTTTAAATCAGAAGAAGAAGTAGATGAAGTAATTGCTAATATGGTCGCTAGGACGAAAGGTAAGTATATAACACAAGGCGTTTCTTTTAATAAAACCTGCCCAAGACAAATGGATTTATTAAAGAAGGCTCTTATGTCATCCGCTTCTTTTAGCGGATTGGCAAAAGAGTCTTTGGCTCTAAGATTTTCAAGCCCTGCCCCTGCTTCTCCTGCTGATAATAGAGTATATGTCCAGAAACAACCTAGTATGTCTAGAAATGTGGAAAACTTATCAGAAAATAAGAAGAAGCCAAAGAATACAGGAAACTTTCTATAATTTAAAGGAACTTTTAAACTATCGTGGGCATATGCTGATATTAGATAAAAAAGTTTAAAATAACTTTAAAAATCTTTAAAAATACGAAAAAATAGCAAAAAATACGTAAAAAGTTAGAAAAAATTAAAGAAAATCAATGAAAGGAGAGATTTTTGTGGAAATTATCAAGTTTAATGACTTTATGAGTGGGAATTATAGCCATAAGAAGTATATATCCGTTTCAGAAACGGTTTTGATGACAGCATTCAAGACTATAGCCATCATGGGTGTTGCGATATTTGGGATGATATTCTTTGAGCAATTCATGCACATGATGCAGGTGACAGACGTGCTTACATTTAGACCAATAAAAGGTGTCTAAAGGTAAGAGGGTGAAATGTCTAAATGAAATGCGTAAAGTGTCTAAAGGTTGATGGTATATTTCTAGATTAAGTGTCTAAGAGGGGGTGCTAAATTGCAATTTGGTACTTTTGAGACATGATAAATCCCATTGTTACCAAGGGGTTTCGAGATTTTCTGATTTGCTAACTTTATTATATAAAGGAGTCGATTCGAGATGGCAAATGCGACTATGAGTTTTAAGAGAAAAGGGAATGATTTAGTTTGGAGCAAAGGAGAGAATGCGTTGGTTGTAATGCAGAAATCCTTACCACTTTCTACGGCACTTGTCGTAGATGTCCCACGCATCAAGGAATCAATTAAGGCGTATGCCAAAAAGGGATTAGGTGATGGTCGGTTTGCAACTGTAGCTGTCGGTAGCAGTGGAGTATTCTGGAAAGCATTTCTGGTCTACATCTTCCCTTGGATGCTTGATATTGCCAAAGTATATTGTGCTATCAAAATATGTCAAGCTTTCTATGAAGAGAAACGTGGAGGTCGTGAAGGTGGAACAGGATTTGGGGCATTGGTACAATATGGTAAATGGTATCTAGTATTCTGGTTAATCCCTTGGGGCGTAGAACTTATCGACCAATTAGGCGGTCAAATGTTTAATGACCTTAAAACAAAAGGATTGGAACTAGACAATCCAACATTCAGTCCTTATAAGAAGTGAGGTGATGATATGAAGAAAATACTTGTGAAATATCGGAATGGATATGGATATATGGGTAGCAGAGAATTTGATGATGCAGAAGATTATCTTGAATGGATTAGAAAAGATTCTGAAATATTCAACAGAAGAAATGATGAGTATCTTGAAATAATAAGCATAACTACTCTCTGGCTACCTCTTGATTGGAGGGAATGTTATGAAAGTTAAATTAAATGGCAATTATTACTACGAAGTGTCGAGTCCGTTTGGCGTGACGGACTCTGTACACAAAACGGCTCATACAGGTATCGACTTAGTTATGGAAGAGGGAACGAGATTATTTAGTCCTGTGCATGGAGTTGTAGATAAAATAGTGGATTATGGGAATGATAATATAGGGAAGGGTGTAATGATTAAGACGGATACAGGTGAGACAGTGATAATGGGTCACATGTCTGATACATCCAGTATCCATGTAGGTGATGAGGTCAACGTAGGTGGGTTTGTCGGTTTGTCTGGGAATACAGGTCATAGCACTGGTGCTCATCTGCATCTAGGGCTGAAAGACCGATGGGGCAATATCATCAACCCAGACAGACTGCTTGCTCATGAAGAGTTGAACAAAGTCGCAGATAAGAGTTGGATTGAATTTCTAAATGATTGGAGGAAAGAAGGGTTCTGGCACGCAATGTATGACAAGAGCTTCTTCGAAGTTATGAAAGATGGATTCACACAGTTATTTCACGATGCATCACGATTTGTATTAGAAAATTCAGATTTATTCTTTTTACTACCTGCAATAATATTGATGTTTGGAACATTCTTTATAGGTAAGAATAAATACTCAAAATTTATAATTCCTTTATGGATGGGTTATTTTGTCACAAGCATTCTGAATAAACTATATATGTAGACTAAAACAAAGGGAGAGGTTAATATGGAATTTTGGTTATTGGCAAAAGTTGGTATGGTTGTTAAAGCTATCGTTTCTGGTGGATATGCGGTTGCATCTGGATACGCAATCAAAGCAAGTATGAGATATGTATCTGATTACAAAGAATCAGTAGCTAATGAGAAAGAGGTGAAATAAATGTTAGAATATCCTCCTGTAATAGTTGAGCCTGCACAACCACCTGCATTATGGAAGAAAAAGCGTAAAAGCTTCAACCTTAAAGAGTTTGTTAATTTATATCGTGAACCTGTAATCACATACTGCATTACTCCAAATAATGCACCAGAAGTTATCCATAGAGAAAGAGGTGGCAGAAGAAGACCAGTGGATTTTGAAGAGGATGTGTACAATCAACGTCACACATCCGAACTTCTTTTAAATACAATTAACGGATTATTCGCAAAGTTTTATGCACCAGAGAGAATCAGATTTTACAAGAATGGTATCAAGATTAAAATGAATGATGTCGTAAGTTATAAGATTGCTATAATAGATGGAGCGATGAAATTTTATCTGACTGTCCCTAAGAAGTGGGCTAAGAGTTTTACTAGTGCCATCAAAAAAGATTGGGGTCAAGTTGATATTTCGGAAGTATCCGAAAAAATAATAGACTTTAATCCTTCTAGGACTAAGGCTATGGAGGTGCACTTACGACATCATTACGCTCTATCTTTGAAACACGATAAGAATCATACGGACTCCTTCTACTCATCACTTGCATCATTAGCATCAACGATGAGTGCAGAAGATAAATTGCTGATTGACTTTAATATCGAACCAATTAATAACGGTTGGAAAGATAAGGCAAGTAAAAAGATTAAGCAGTTTAAAGATGGCAAAGCACCAAATAGAGAAGATGGGTTTACAGTTGGTGGGATATTGGGCAGAGTGTTTGATATGTTTAATGTGATATTTGATGAGTTTATTGATATGTTGGAGAGCATCATGGGAGCAGAGACTAAGAAGATTAAGAAATCAGAACAGTTGTTCGATTTAAGATATAGTGATTATAAGATGCACGCAAACTCAAAAGGATATAAGATGCAAACTAGAGTGCTAGGTCAATCCACTGATGATAAGAAAATAAAACATGCTTTCCGAAATATCGAAACATCATTCCAATTGTTAAATGGTGATAATAAATTTACAGTCACTCATATCAAAACTAAACGTGGTATCAAAGCTGTGATAAATGCAGTGGAAGAAAATAGACCGATACTTGGAAGAACACCAGATGTCTTTTTTGAGAAAGAGATGAACAATGTTTTACGCATACCTAGTAAGACAACTCTTAAAGAATATCATAAGATTATCCTGCAAGACAACTTTACTAGAACCGAAATTAGTGCAGACTTCTTTTCAGAGAAACATGGTGCGATTCCACTTGGATATACTCTTGAAAAAGAATCTAGAAAAATATACTTTGGTGGATACAAGAGGGACTGGTGGGATAGCAAAGGTAGATACGTTAAGGATAAGACACGCTTAGATGACCGTAGCACTGCCACCATGCTCTTTGGGACGATGGGTAGTGGTAAGACTACCATGAGCGAAACGCAAGCTCTATACACCTTTGGAGCACATTTAAACGATAGGGAAGAATGGAGGAAGCAAAGTAAGTCTGTTGTAGTGTTTGATGTAGCGGATGGAGGTATGATAAAGAATATCTACAACCATGTACCAGAGTGGTTGAGAGATAGAGTTGTAATATTGAATCATAGTAACTTCAAGAATCCAATCGCAGTTAACAATGCAGACCTTCAAGAATATAATGAAGAAGTGATGCAGGATGAGGATTATGCTTATACGCTTGCTGAAATGGAGTCAAGACTAGTATTGGAGATTCTAGAATCAGATAAGACTATGGCAATGAATAGATGGTTTACATCTGCACTGCAAGCTGTACACATGATTGATAAGGATTGGGGATATATAGAAGCAATGAAGATACTGATTGACGATGATTTCAGAGCAGAGAAAGTAATCCCTAGACTTACAGATAGACGTTTGAAGTTAGAGATTAGCACTTACCATAATATGGCAATGAATGGTGAGACATTAAAAATCATACAAACAATCGAAAATAGATTTTCACAATTAGAACGTGACCAGAAACTCTGGGACTGTATCGCTCAAAAGCCGTTACGAGATGAAGAGGGTAAAGTGAAGTTGAATTTCCGTAAGATGATGGATGGAGATAAAGATGGAGCATATATGATTCTTGTATACATCCCAAAAACTGGCGTATCAGATATTTACAGAAAATTCATATTTGCTCATTACTTTACTAAAGTTTGGAATGTAGCGTTATCACGTGAAGCAGGATTTGCAGGACGTGAATGGCGACCAGAAACACTAGTTGTACTGGATGAGATTCACCAGATATTGGATATTAAGATGATAGCCAAATTGTTTATTGATTTATTTAAAGAGCCAAGGAAGTATTCTCTACGACTCTGGTTAACTCTGCATGGATGGTCGTCATTGGCAAAAGCAGGTAGAGGTTATGAGGGAGATATAAAACAGTCTATTATGGATAATGGATGTAACTTAGTTATGTTAAAAGGTGGAGGGGAAGCATTTGAGAGTTTAGTTGACTTCCTGCAACCTATGACAATTGCAGACTTCAACAATCTAATGAATATGGAATACTGTGGAATCTTTGCAATCCGTTGGAAGAATAAGAACCATGTATTTCAAGCAAGACTTGGCGAACCTTTAGATAAGAATCCAGATTTTACAGAATTTAGCAAATTTGATTCAGATTTCTTGAAGACATATCAGTCTCCATATGGTAGAAGTAAGGATGAAGTTAGGGATGATAATCTGGACAGAAGCTATGACATGATTAAGAAGGCAATTGAGAATGACATTGGAGGTGACGAACCTTGGGACGATTTAGAAGAGGTTGGTATGAAAGAGAAGAAGTCTCCAAAGTCACACTAGACTGGTTAAAGTCCAATGTACGGTTAACCCATAGGGAAATGGAGTTGCTACAGGTCGTATCGGAACGCAAGCTAGTTAACCGAGAACATTTGGAGACTCTAGTACCATCATACAGACACTTGGGTGAAAATAGAACAAGGCTCATTAATCGCTCTATTAGGAAGTTATTTGATAACATGTGTCTGGATAAGATACATGAGAAACAGGATTTAGGTAAAGGTAACTCACCTTGTATAGTTGCTTTAGATAGGGGTGGCTCTTTACTACTAAACCTCTCTCACAAAAGAAGGATACCACATCATAAGATGATGGTCAATGGTCAAGCTGAAATAAGAAGAAGTGTCCCACTGACGTATAGACATGCAAACGGTATTAATCAAACGGAAGTCGATACAATATTGTTTTGTGAAGAGAATGGGTATGAGATTCTGGAATGGTCACATGAGAAAGGAAAAGCATTCAATTACAATAATGAGAAGATTCTAATGATTCCAGATGTTTCCATAAAGTTGAAAATCAAAAATAAGACCATAAATATATTTTTAGAATACGATACAGGTAAGGAAGGTATAAGAAGTAAGAAATCATTTCCAGTCATTCATGAGAAGGTCTTGAACTACAGGAAGTATAAGCTGTCTAAATTATGGGCAGAGGATTTCACTTACTTCCCATTAGTATTCTTGGTAACGGAAGATGAGCATCGGATTCCATATTTCAACCAGAAATGTAAAGAACATGGGGTGCAGGGATATGGAATCTATTATGAAAATTACATTAAATTTCTATCGCATCTAGCCAAGAAGGTCTAGATGCTTTTTTCGCACGCTTAATGGACAAGTAATGCAATTGCACCAGAATTAAATTAGAAACGCTGTATGAGCCTTCTAGGGGCTTTAAAACTCATTCTGGGTAGCGTGAGGATGTGCACGTAAAAAATAATTACATAATATGTGTTATATTCTGTTGACTCTATTCATAAAGTATACTATAATTTCGTTATAGGGTACTTCGGTACAAAACAGGAGGATGATAAATATGAGTAAATTAGGAAATGTTGTACAGTTAAATGGTAAAGGTGAAAACAAAGACCCATACGCTACTATTCACACATACTTAACACGTAAAGGTCAAGACAGTGCAAATACAAGAGATACTTACGGAAGACACATCCGAGACTTCTTTAAAACAATGAGAAACAAAGAAGTTGAAGAATTAGTTGAAGCAGACCTAATCTTTGACAAGAAGCAAATCAAGGCTTATCAAGTTGCTTTAAAAGAACAATATAAGGGTAGTACGGTTAACAATACAATGACAGCACTAAAGGAATGCTATGACCAACTTCAAGAAGATGGTTTCGCAGTAGATGTAGCTTGGTTTAATGTGGAGCGTTATGATGAGCATGATTCAGAAAGTTGGGATGCTTTCACGCATGAAGAGGTACTTCAAATTATTAATTTGCTTTCTAAGACAAGGAAGGGTAGAGAAAAGTCTTTACTAGTACGTTTGGCATATGCAACTGCATTTCGTAAAGAATCTATTCTTAGTTTAAAGTTTAGTGACATCACTGACATCAACGGTATCTGGTTTATCAAGACATTGGGTAAAGGTAATAAATGGTCGCACAAAAAATTATCAGATGACCTTTACGCAGAAATCATGGATTTCAAGGAAGAAGTACAAAGAGAGAAAATCTTCACACTTACACATAAGACTGTCAATAAAATGATGAATTACATCCGAGAGAACATTGACTTTGGTGACAGAAGAATTGTTTTCCATAGTTTTAAGAAAGCTTCAATTGAGGAAGTAAATACTATTACTGGTGGAGATTTGAAGGCAATGCAGGCTCATGGTGACCATAGCAATGCTACCACTACAGTTAATAACTATCTTGCTAAAAAGAAATTGGAAGACCTTGTAACTGTAGATGTGAACACCAACGTGCCAGTTGAGAAGTTTGAAGAGCTGTCAAAAGAAGAGCTTGTAGAGCTTTTGAAAAACACAGACCGCAACACACAAATAAAATTACTTCGTGAGATGGGTGCAATGTAACCCATCTTTTTTATTATTTGACAAACATCTTCTGATAGCATCCTGCATATACTAACAGTAGAAAGGGGAGCTGATAACATGCAATATTACACTAAAGAAGGTCTAAAGATGTGTGGTAAAGGACTAACACTTGCAACTATAGGAGCTTCATCACAGGCGTTAATGACAATAGGTGCGAGTATGGTTTTACAAGTACCGTTAGTTTTAGGATTTGGATACGTTATGTATTCCACTGGAAAGCAACTTTTCAAATTCTCGAAGAATGAATACAACAACATTCAAGGCGAAAGAATAAAGCTTATACAACTTAAAGAAAAAAAGAAAAAGTAGGAAACATTTAGGCAAACGCACATATAATAAAGTATAGAAAGAGAAAGCAAAAGAAACCAAAAGGAGAGGGTTTAAATGACAGCAACGACAATCGAAAAGGTAAGTTTAGGAAGTTTATCTTTGGAAGCAGTAAGAGAGATTGTGGTAGTTATGAAGAAAAGAAAAATGAGTCATATTTATCCAAACAAAATATCCAACGCTTCGTTGAGAAACGAAATCATTAGTGAAATAATCATTGACGAAGAGGATACGGTTTTCATTATGGTAAATGACGAACCAGTAATGCTTCCACAATTCGCAATGGTTGTTTAAAATATAGCATCGCCCTCTCCTTGCGAGAGGGTTTTTATTTTCCAGTTTTTAGGCGAATTTTAGGTGGTAGCTTAAATCGACTAATATACAATATATATAAAACATATATATATACTAGATATGTATATAACTTAGAATAATATCTAAATTAGATATATATCTAAGTTTAATATATATCTAAATATATATTGTGTTAGTCGAAATAAGCTACCTGCTAAAAATGCTATCAAAAAAGGTGTCTTAGACACCTTTGAATTGATACTCATTTGCTTCCATGCTTTCTGACGTGCCTGTCGCTTCGCCAGACATGACCCAACCTTTATGATGGACATTTATATACCCTTTGCTCTTTAACGTCCCTAGATGCTTGTAGAAGGTGTCTCTGCTTATCCCCATTTCCAAAGTAATCTTATAAAGTGCGATTGCCTTTATATTATTGTCGTAGCCATGACATTTATATTTGAAAAAGGAATACAGCATGAAGTCTATATTGTCTAGGCTCTCATCGTAGACAAAACTAAGAAACTCCTTCAACGTTATTCTATGGGTATTGTCATAGTTGTATAGAGTTCCGACATCCCCATTGTATTCAAAGAAGAACACAGGCTCTTTGACTTCGTAGTTCCTATTCTTGACAATGGACTTAATTATGCTATAATTTACATCATCAACATCTAACATGTTGAAGGTCGTAAACTCTCTCATCAACATATCATTTAGTTTCTCTTCGGTATATTCAACATACACAGGATACTCCTTCGTTGTTCTCAACAATCCTGTCGTGTCGAGTATGCCGTTCTTTTTTATAACTTTGTCAATAGTCTTGGTTGTTTTGTCATAGCCCAGAATTTGTTTAATGTCACTGTTTTGAATATATGTGCCATTGTCAATATCGACAAAGTGAGCATACTTATATAAAAACGACACTGCAATTATGTAGGCATAAGCAAATGATGACTGTTGAATGTTCGTTTGTTTTCTATTTTTGATTGAATCCGACAATTGACGAAATACGCCATTAGGTATTTGTACATAGGCATTATTTCCGTACAGTTGTTCGATATTCTTAAAGTGTTTATACATATACATCATATCAACTCCTTACGTCTGTTTAAGCTACCTGCTTAACAATTATGATTATAGCATGTTGAAAGATTGGCTGTCAAATAAACATCTATAATTTATACTTACGTTTATATAGCACGTTTTTTTGACAGAAGCTAAAAATAATAGTATAATATATACATAGAGGGTGGTCAAGACATCCTCACACATAGGATAGGTGGTGAGTAGAATTGGGGTCTGTAGCAATAGACACGAAGAAAAAAGAGAGAGAGTTCGAACATTTAACTCTTTCTGACGAAAACGTAGTTAAATACCTAATTCTATACAGAAGCAAAGTGGATACAACTTATGGTGCAAATACAAATATAGAAATCAACAGTGCAGGAGACACCTTCGACTTCAATCAAGAAATCGTAACATTATACGCTTCCTTGGACAAGGCGGTTGGAGAAGCACTCCTAACACAGAAACAAGAGAAACTTTTGGAGATTCTTTATGAAGGCAATACAGTAAACGATGCAAGCTTACTCTTAGGACAAAGTAGAGTAGCGGTGTTTAAGATGCTAGAACGAATCATCAAAAAGATTGTAGATGCGGATAATCAGATGTGGTATTACACAATGGGTAAAAACGGATTAATAATAACGGAATAATGAAAGAAGGTATCGTTTAAATGAAAGCATTTTTAAAAACATCGGCAGACTTTGGCAATATGGAAGGGAATGTTAATAATGAAGATTCAGCTACCCGATGGGAAACAGCGAACGCTAGATGAGCATATTCCTCTAGAAGATAAGAAACGTATCGTTGAAGACTTGACGGAAGAATGGATGACCATTATTAAATTGAATTGGCATAGTAATTCGGTAAAGTATTTTCTTGATTCGTTAGCAAATTATTTGGTTTGGCATAAGGAAGAAGACAAAAAAGGCTTGGAAGACAAAGAGATTCTATCTAGGAAAAAGTTAGAGCAAATGTCTAAAATGAAGAAAACAAGCAAGCAAGTTAATTTTTCAGATTTGCCGAAGGAACAATACGAGTTGTTATTTGGCGAAAGAGGTGCTGAATAATGATGACAAGATTAGAAAAAAGCACTGCAATCATTTCAAAAGCGAAAGTATCAAAATGGTGCTACGTGAATACGGAAAATGAATTTCAATTCAAAGACCATACATATGTGATTGACAATAGTGTTGAAGAGTACAAGGTACATAACAAAGCAGGCACTACATACGACTATACGAATGAAGCGTACATGTTTGAAGTGTTGGCAGTAATCGACCAAAACGACAATATTAAATTTTATAATCAGAATTATGATTATATTAAACCAGAAAATGTATATGTAAGATATGTTACTTGGTAAGAGGGGTGAAAGAAATTGAATTTATCTAAACTAATTCATGAAGTATGGAAGGACAAACGTGTAAAAGACTTGGGTATTAGAAAGAGCGAAGTGAAAACAATAATGAAGGTTGCAATAGACCATATTGTAAAAGGATTATTACAGCATGGCAAATTAAAAATCATGGGGCTATTCACTTTAACCATTAAAGAAGCAAAGGGTCGCAGAATTAGAAACCCACAAACAGGAGAGCCAATGCGAAGCAAAGACTACAACAAGATTAAGATTGAGCCTTCTAACAGACTTAAAGATGGATTAAAAAAATTCAAAAAGCAATAGCCAAAGGGAGAAATGAAAAATGAAATACATCATTGATACGAATGTATTACTTAGAAATCCAGAAATTGTAAAAGAATATGATGCAGTAATTCCTAGCCACGTATTACGTGAAATCGAAGACTTAGAGTTAAAAAGAAAAAGCGATAGAACATTGCAGTTTGAGATTCGCAGATTAAAGAAATTCTTAGATGCGAATGACCATATTTACGTTGACAAAAGAGATTACAAGTTTACACTTGATGATGAATTAGATGGTCAATATGTGGACAACATCTTATTACAGGTAGCTGTAGACAACGGTTGGGGTATCGTTACTGGTGACCGTTTAATGAAACTGAAATGCAGAGATTACAATATTCCTTTCGTAAATCTAGAAGAAGACCATTTCGTGGAGCACAAAGGATTCAAAGAAGAAGAGCTTTCAGAGACAGAGTGGATTAATATGATGGACACACCATTTATAAACTACTTTGAGTTAATGATTAATGAATACGCTATCATTAACAATGTAAAAGATGGAGAGCTGTTAGACATCGTTAAATGGGATGGCAAAGAGACAAAATCATTACGAGATGCAAATGGTAATCTAGGTGCTAAATTCTCAACTTTACAATTTGGTGAGTTTAAGCCGTTTGATGAACAGCAAATCATGGCAATTGATAGTATTAGAAGTAATCAGTTAACATCTATTCGTGGGCGTGCAGGTAGTGGTAAATCACTAATCACGTTAAACACTGCTTGGAGATTAGTTGAGGAAGAAGGATACAAGCTAGTAATGTTTGTTAACCCAACACCTCTTCGTGAAGCACAAGAGCTTGGATTCTACAAGGGTGACCGTAAAGAGAAGTTAATGCAATCAGCAGTAGGTACAATGCTTAAATCTAAATTCGGTAGCGAAGAAGAAATTGAGAAGCAAATCATCTATGAGCGTTTAGAAATCCTTCCATTCGTAGATTTACGTGGTTGGGATTCTGGTGATAACAAAACTATCGTATGGATTCTGGAAGCACAGAATTTAACGGCAAACCTTATGAAACTTGGTCTACAGCGTATCACAGAGAATACTAAAGTAGTAGTAGATGGAGATTTCCATGCACAGGTCGATAAAGACTCTTACGCTTCTAACAACGGTATGAAACGTATGTCAGAGGTGTTTAGAGGGGATGTGCTATATGGTGAAGTTGAACTACAAACTGTACACCGTAGCCGTTTAGCAGACCTTGCAGACAAAATGTAAGAAGAGTGGGGTGACTCATCCCACTTTTATATATATTAAGAAAGGATGAATAAATTGAGTAACAGAGAAACAAGCTTTAGTATGGATAAGATTGAATTATTCCATTACGATGAATCAACAGGAGTATTCAAACCGTTATCAATTGATGGGGCAATCCCTGTAACAATTGTTGGTGGAGGAACAGGAGGAACTAGTGTGACATTTTTAAGCGGTACTGTAGCACCTACAGCAGATAAAGGTGTAAATGGAGATGTTTACTTAAATACATCTAATGGTAACTTACATAGAAAAGATGCAGGTGCTTGGGTGCTATTAATGAATATCAAAGGTGCGAAAGGTGATACTGGTGCACAGGGTATTCAAGGTATTCAAGGTGTTAAGGGCGACAAAGGAGATACTGGTGCGACAGGAGCAAAAGGTGCTGACGGTTTCGGCACACAAGCTCAATACGATGACATCATCGCTCGTTTAACTGCTTTAGAAGCAAAATAATAAATCGTAACACATTTGGTTGACAAGCGTAAATGATAATGGTATTATATAACTACAGCAAGGGGATGACAGTTTCCCCTTGTGACACAAATGTATTCCACGTACCATGTGTCCTCTACGGAAATGCGTAGATAGTTTTGCATACTACCAATATGCGAGAGTTTTGAAGTTCTCCACAAAAACTTCAATTTTATTTCAACGAACGTAACACATTCAGTTGACAAAAACAAATAGTAATGATATAATACTTATTACAAGGTTAAGAAATTAACCGAAAGGCACGTACAGCAAAATCACAAACAACTATTCAATTGGTATGAAATATGAAGTGCCTTGTTATCATGCTCCTATAGCTCCAATGGTAGAGCGACAGATTGTTAATCTGGGTGTTGGTGGTTCGAATCCATCTAGGAGCGTATTACGGCTCATTAGTTTAATGGTAAAACGGTGCACTGTCTATGCACAGTTAGGGGTTCGATTCCCCTATGGGTCGCCATATTCCCTTAGTGTAGTGGAAACACGACAGTCTCCAAAACTGTAATCCTTGGTTCGATTCCAAGAGGGTTTGCCACGTGTGATTAGTTTAGAGGTAGAATTTCTGATTGCCATTCAGAAGGCAAGGGTTCGATTCCCTTATCGCACATAACCGCTAGAGCCATTGAAAGAGCGAAAGATGCACAGGCGGTCTATAAAAATGGTATGGCTACAGACTTATGAGCTGTGCGTTTTGATGGGGAACGTTAAATCCTATCTTCATTGCGAAGTGGACAAACTGGTAAAGTCGCCTGCCTTTGAAGCAGGAGATGTTGGAGGTTCGAAGCCTTCCTTCGCAGTCTAACCAAAGTTTCATACTTTGGAAACTAGATATTAATTTCTTAATACTAATCTTAGTATCTAGTTTCCAGTGTGTGGCGTAATGGTAACGCAGTGGACTGTGAATCCACGAATGAGAGTTCGATTCTCTCCATGCTGATAAGAGAATGTTTACAGTATTATTCAACTCTTTAAAAAGAAACTGTCCACAACGATGCGGTGAGGACAAATGGTTAAGTTGCTTGGCTCATAACCAAGAGATAGAGGGTTCGACTCCCTCCACCGTAATTTAAAGACACTAACAGCTATTACTACTTACAGAGCAAAACCTTCTATCGTTGGTTCGAATCCAACCGTAGGCTTGATGCCTACGTGGACAAGTGGTTAAGTCAAAGGTCAAAGTAAAGGTGTCTTGATTATGCAGGTATGATGGAATGGCAGACATAGAGGACTTAAAATCCTCTGACCGTATGGTCGTGCAAGTTCGAGTCTTGCTACCTGTATCAACTTTTTACCATAGGGGCTGTGGTGAAGGGGTTTAACACGCTAGTCTGCAAAACTAGTATTCGCCAGTTCAAATCTGGTCAGTCCCTCTCAATTATTATTACGCTCTGTTGGACAAATCGGTCAAGTCGCTACCCTTTCAAGGTAGAGATTGCGAGTTCGAATCTCGTACAGAGTATATTAAAGACACATACAGCAACTACATTAAAATACACTTTCAGAACAAGTAAGGTCTAGGTTCGAATCCTAGTGTGGCGTGACTAAGCCATATGGTGTAATGGGAGCATTAAATAATGTGTCTTGCAGAGAGTCTAGTCAACTCTCACCACATGGTCAGTTCGTATAGTGGTAATACAATCGGCTGATAACCGATAAACGGAAGTTCAATTCTTTCACTGACCATTTATATTATGTTGGTGCGGTAACGTTGGAGTGTTACGGTGGGCTGTAACCCCATTGGCATTTGCCTTAGTAGGTTCGAATCCTATCACCTTCACCATGCATCTATGATGGAATTGGTAGACATGAGGGTCTTAGAAGCCCTTGCTCTAGTAGCGTGCAGGTTCGACTCCTGCTAGATGTATACTAAAGGCACGTACAGCAATTACAAAATTCGGTCAACCTAAATTTGACTAGTAGCTCAACTGGTTAGAGCATCCGATTGATAATCGGAAGGTTGTTGGTTCGAGTCCAACCTTAATTGTGTGCCTTGTTTATTACGTGGATATGGGGCAGTTGGTAGCCTACTCCTTTTGGAAGGGAGATGTCGCAAGTTCGAGTCTTGCTATCCGCATAGTCTTACTGGTGTTCTAGACGTTAAAGACGAAGACTAGAGTTAAGCTTCTCTTATAAAAAGCACGCTTTGGGGGATTAGTTTAGTGGGAAAACGATGGCTTTGCAAGCCATAGTCAAGGGTTCGACTCCCTTATTCTCCACCATATGCCTTTTTAGTTTAGTGGTAAAACAATCGCCTTGTAAGCGATATTCGACAGTTCGATTCTGTCATTAGGCTTTTTCTTGGACGGTTAGACATAACGGTATTGGGTCGGTCTTGAAAACCGATGGGTGTAAAAGCTTTAGGAGTTCGAATCTCCTACCGTCCTTAATCATGGAGAGTTGTCAGAGAGGATTATCGTGCTTCCCTGCTACGGAAGTGTGGGTAACACCACCGAGGGTTCGAATCCCTCACTCTCCTTATATTACGTGGTATTGGTCTAAAGGCTAGGATTCATGGCTTCCACCCATGCGGTACGAGTTCGAGTCTCGTATACCACATATTTATCTCTATAGTGTAATGGACAACACACAGGACTACGAATCCTGTAATTGAGGTTCGAATCCTCATAGGGATGTTCTTGCCTTCGTAGCTCAACTGGACAGAGCAGGTGGCTTCTATCCACAAGGTTTGAGGGTTCAAATCCTTCCGAGGGCGTAAGAGTTTTTAAAAGATTGTACTACACTTGCTTGACAAAAGCAAAAGATAATAGTATAATAAATACATAAGGTTAGACACGCACAGCAAATCTTAAAACAACAATCAGAACAATTGTATTAGTAGCGTGGAGCTACAACCGATAGGAGTGTCATGTTATTAAACAGTTTCTTGCATTTTAAATAACATGATTTAGAGTTTGAGAAAGTATTTAATAAAAACAATAAAAACAATTAAAAGAGAAAAAGGGGTAGTGATACTATGTTAAATCATTTACAAAACGAGTTTAACAAATCAAAAACAGCGAATGGAGCATTTGCTTACAAGAGCACAAAGTCAGATGTACTTGACTTGTTTTCTACAGGTGGTGCATTCCGTAATCGCAGTGACGAAGATGTAAAGGTTTTAGTTTCTAAAGCTTATGATGAAAATCCAGAATTAGCTATGAAAACTTTATTCTATCTTCGTGATATTACAGAGGGTCAAGGTGAAAGACGTTTCTTCCGAGTTGCTATGCAACATTTAGCTCTTCATCACAAAGAGTCATTGAAGAAGAATTTAGCGTTAGTACCTGCATTTGGTCGATGGGATGACTTATGGGTATTGTTAGACACAGACTTAAAGGCAGACGTATTAACTTTAGTTAAACGTCAATTAAATGCTGATAAGAAAGCAGAACATCCAAGCTTACTAGCTAAGTGGATGCCATCTGAAAATGCTTCTAGTTACAAGACTAAGAAGTATGCAAAAATCATGCGTGAGCATTTTGGTGTAAAACCAAAGCAATACCGTAAGACATTATCTGCTTTAAGAGCGAAGTTGAACTTAGTTGAGACTAAGCTTACAGATAAGCGTTATGGAGAAATTCAATATGATAAACTGCCATCACGTGCAGGATTAATTTATCGTGGAGCATTCTTCCGTAATGATGAAGACCGTTACAAAGACTTTTTGGACAGCTTGACTAAAGGTGAAGTTAAGATTAATGCTAAAACATTATATCCATACGACATCGTTAGCAAATGTTTCCAAGGCTTTAGAGGTCAAAACATCTGGGGTGGATATGGCAAGGAGTTAACAAGAGAAGAAATTCAATTGTTAGATGCACAATGGAAAGCTTTACCAGACTTCATTGATGGTGCGAGTGAAAACTCAATCGCTGTAGTGGATACATCTGGTAGCATGACAGGAAACCCAATGAACGTTGCAGTATCTTTAGGTATCTACCTAGCTGAACGTAACAAAGGAGTATTCCACAATCACTTCTTAACTTTCAACAGCAGACCAGACCTTAAAAAAGTCGTAGGTGGCAATATTGTTGAAAAGGCACGTAACTTGTCTGATTCAAGTTGGGGTGGCTCAACTAACATTGAAGCCGTATTCCAAAAAATCTTGGACACAGCAGTTGCAAACAATGTGCCTAAAGAGGAAATGATTGGAAAGGTGTACATCATCTCTGACATGCAGTTTAACCACTGTACGCAAGGTGCTGATACACACATCTTCAAAAATATGGCAGAGAAATTCGAAGCTAAAGGTTACGAATTGCCAAACCTAGTATTCTGGAATGTGAACGCATTCGTGAGTAACACACAGTTTACTATGAATGAGCAAGGAGTGCAGTTAGTGTCTGGATTATCACCATCCATCTTCAAGCAATTGTTAGATGCGAATGGCAAGACTGCATATGAGTTGATGTTAGATGTAATTGAGTCTGATAGATACAAAGAGGTTACGGCTTAATTGCCGTTTCCTCAATACATATAAAAAGGGAGCGAATATATTATGAAAAATCGCAGAGAGCGTAGAGAAGAAGCAAGAGCAAATAAAACAAAGTTTGAACCGCAATATAAATCTAGTGTACGAACAATTCCTGCTCATTTTGAAACGAATGAAGAAGGTAAAGAAGTATTGGTAGAAGAAAAAGAAATCACGCTAGGTGGAGCACCACGTACACACGAAGAAGCTTTCGGTGTAGGTAATGAGAGATTTAATAATAAATTCGTTACTATCGTAGAAACGGAAATAACTAAATAATTCTTGCGTAAGCAAGTGGTCGGGAAGAGAAATAGAAAAGGTCAAGGGCATACGCTCTTGGCTTATTCTAGTGTTATAAACAATAAAAAGGAGTTTTTAAGGATGGCAAAAAGAACAAATTCATTTCAAGTAAAAGGTGAACTAAGCCTAGCAGAAGGTGTAATTTACGAAGTTAAAAAAGAAGAAGTGTTAACAATCCCTTTCTTTGATATCTTAAAAGAATTTGAAGGAAAAACAATTACATTCTCTATTAAAGAAGAAAATGAAATTACAGGCGATGAAGCACCAGAATTAGAAGACTAAGAGTAAGGGTGATTACAATGAGGTCATATACTAACAAGAGCGGTGAGCTTATCAAGGTAAGTGAAGAGCATTTAAATACTGCTGTTAGAATTAAGAAAGAACTACAGAACGCATCACCATCAAGAAAGTGCTCATGGTCACTTCTAGTCAAGATGATGGAGCGTGAGGGCTATTTTGATGCAGATAACAATGAATCATATAGATGCATGATTAAAGCCTTCCAGAAGAGCGTAGGAGAGCTTCCAGAAGCTCCTAAATATGCTAACATGGTAGCCGACTCAAAGCTTGAATCAATCAAGGAACTGGTTGGAGAAGTGGCGTATGAGAAGCGTGAGAATCAACATGTACTACGAGAACTTAATAAAGTTAAACGAGATGTGATTGATTTCGCTATCACAGCAGAACAAATCGGCAATGCATTAAAAGAGCATGATTTCACTACATTAAAATTTGAAGCACAACCTATCAATATTATTGGTAAGTCTAAGATGGTCGTAAGCCTATCTGACTTGCATATCGGTGCAGTTGTTGACAATAAGGTTAATACATATGATTACGATATTGCAATTCAAAGAATGCAGAAATACTTAAACAAGATTGTAGCAGAGATAAAGGCTAACAACATTTCAGAAGTATATGTTATGAATCTTGGAGATACAGTAGAACATTCTTCTATGAGATTTGCACAAGGTTATAAAGTAGAGTTTTCATATTCAGAACAGATTGTAAGAGCATCTGATTTAATTCAAAAATTCTTAATCGGTCTTGCTGAATATGCAGAAGTAAAATACGCAGGCATAGCAGGAAATCACGACAGAGTAGATGGAGATAAGAATAAAGGTATTGACGGTGACCATGCGGTTAAAGCTATCAATTATACAATCAAGCAATTTATCGAAAATGCTAGAATCGAAAGAATTACATATGAACAAGCAGAAGATTACAAACATTCGTTTGTAGTTGGTGGCAAGAATATTTTAGCATTGCATGGTGATTTAGACAACCAGAACAATCCTAATCTATTAGCAAACCATTCTAAGAATGATGGTATTGATTATGACTTAGTATTAATGGGTCACACTCATACTAGATTCTTAAAAGAAGTACATGATAATAAATTCATTTCAGTAAGTGGAAGTTTGAAGGGTGCAGACGACTTTGTATTAAATAAATTACGCAAAGTTTCATCACCATCACAGAGCTATCACATTATCAGAGAAAATGGCGAAATCGAAGTACGATGGGTAACATTTGGAAAGTAATTTCCATAGATAAAAACTGAATTTTATCAAAAGGTTAACAAAACACCTTAGTTGAAGGCATTATTAGTGAGGGGTATTTTATATCGCCTTAATTGCATACTCTCCCTTTGCAGTTAAGACGATATGAAAATACTCTTTTTTATATTTCAGAAAGGAGTGTAACATTAGTGAGCACTAGAAAAAGAAAAACAGAACCTACTCCAAAAAAGAAATGTTCGTCATGTGGCAAAGATAAAGCTACGACATTCTTCTTTAAAGTAGACAGTCCTTTATTCCCAGACGGAATGATTAACACTTGTCGTGACTGTGTACGTGAGCAGGTAGACGTAGAAGATATGGAGCAAGTAATTAGCTTCCTACGACAAATAGACAAGCCGTTCATTCAAAAGTATTGGGACGAAGCACTTCAATCTAAGAATCATCCATTAGGAGAATATATTAGAAAAATCAATTCTTTAAATCAAGTTAAAAACAAAACATTTGACAATAGTGATATTGTCGGTGCAGGCACAACAATTGATTTTCAAGCTTCACAAATTTCCGATGAAATAGAAACAGAGGATGGCGAAATTATTAGGTATTCCGACTCCCTAATTTCAAGATGGGGTGTAGGATACAAAAAGCATGAGTATCTTCGATTAGAGAAATTCTATCAAGATATGATGATGACATATGAGGTTAAAACTACTAACCACAAACATATGTTAAAGCAATTAGCGAAACTATCTGTAGAAGCAGATAACGCTTTAGCGATTAAAGACTTTACTCTTTATTCAAAGATTAACAAAGAGTACGATATCATTCTTAAATCAGCAGGTATGCGACCTGTAGATAAGAAGAGTGGTTCGGAAGCAACTGGTCTTTTCTCATTCGCACAAGTTTGGGCAGAAATCGAAAGAGAGGGATTCGTTCCTCCACAAATGATTGATACACCGAAAGATGATATTGACTACATGTTAATGTGGTATATGCAATTCGCACAGAGACTAGTTGGTAAACCTGCTAGTACCGAACCTCCTGTTGGATGGAGAGAAGAGGTAATGCCAAGTGACGAATCAGACGAATAAGGGCATTAGCTCATATGACCAAGTAAAAGAAGAGTTTAAAAAAGCTCTTTCATTCTTTAGAGAATACCCAGATTATTTTATTGATTTTATTAGAACTGAAAACACACGATTTAGATTAACCCCTTTCCAAAGAGTATTCCTAAGAGCTTTCTTTAGAAAAAAGAAAGTAGGAATTGTTGCAAGTCGTGGTATTTCAAAGACATACATAGACGTAATGGCTCATTACTTAAAATGCATTATGTATCCAAATTCAAGTATTTGTTTGGCGATGCCAACAAAAACTCAAAGTGCGAAAGTAGTAGAAGAAAAAGTAGAAGAGCTTTGGACGGATTACCCTCTATTAAAGAACGAGGTAATCTTTGAGAAATGTAAATTCCAAAAGGACTACGTAAGATTAGTATTCCGAAATGGCTCTTCACTGGATACATTAACAGTTGGAGAATCATCACGTGGTCTACGTGCTAACAGTATTGCGTTAGAAGAGATTGTCGATGAGAAGATGGATAGAGATACGATAAACAACGTTATCCTTCCAATTCTAGCACAACCACGTATGACAAGACATGGTGCAGACCCAAATGAGTATTCTAAGACACAAGCTTACATTACAACTGCTTCTCACAAACAATCATATTGTTACGAGAAGTACATGGAATTATTTAATGAAATGGTTGATGGTAAACCAACAATCGTATTAGGTAGTTCTTATGAAATGGGTGCAAGATTCGGTACATTAGATTTAGATGATGTAACGGAAAAAATTAACTCTGCTACATATTCTCCACTATCATTTGATAGAGAGTATCGTAGTATCTTTACTGGTTCAAGTGAAAAATCTCTTGTAACAGTTGAAGATATTAATAGATGTAGAACAGAGAAGAAAGCAGAATTTAGAGCCGATAAGAAAGCCAAGGATGCCATGTACGTATTATCTTACGATATTGCACGTGCGGAAGGTAAACAAACGGCTAACTCATCTTTAGCAGTATTCAAATGCTTACCAAGAGGTGACGGAACTTATCAGAAGTTCTTAGTTAATATGTTCGTAATGGAAGGTACTCACTTCCATGAGCAGGCATTATTCTTGAAACAAAAAGTAGTAGAGTATAATGCAAGCGTACTAGTTCTCGACCACAACGGTATCGGTAGAGCGGTAACGGATATTCTGGTAACAGAGATTGATGGAAACCCTCCATACTCTGTAATCAATGATGACAGATACGATAAATACAAACGTCCTAACAGTATTCCAATGTTGTACTTAATTTCAGCACAATCAAGAGATACTAATAACAGCGATATTGTAAACGTATTCATGGCAACAATTGCCAACAAAGATGTATTCATGCTTAAATCAGAAAGCAACATGCGTGGGATTATTAAAGAACAAGACCCAACGCTTTTAGGTGAACAACTAATTCCATTTATCCAAATAGATAGAATGGTAGACGAAATTATGAACCTTGAATATGTACAAAGTGGTAATAAAACAAGCGTTAAACAAATTTCTAGAAGCGTAGAGAAAGATAGATATTCTGCATTTGCTTACGGATTATTCTATATGTACTTACTAGAAAAGAAAAATAAAGAAAGACAAAGAGAAACTTATGATGCGACAGGCTTCTTCGCTGTGAAGAAAGCAAACTATCGTGTTAAAAGTTGGGGATAGGAGGTGCAAATATGACAGAACAAAACAGTAATGAAAAGGTTGAAAGACCAATAGCAATGACATTTGACAGTATGGCGTTCGCAAAACTTATGGTTAATGACTTATCTAAATCTAGAGAAGGTCGCAGAATGCTAAGGAAATACAAGCAGAGTGAAGTACGAGAAATCGTAGAAAACTATAAGATGCCTAAGAACCAAGAGAAGTTGAGAGAGATTTCAAATATCTTGTTTGCGAAGAGTCCACAATACCAGAGATTGTTATTCTATCTTTCTGGGATGGCGTTATTTGCACACATTATCGCTCCTATTAAGGATATCAAGAAAGCTAATAAAGCTAAAGTTATTAAACAGTATACTCAAATTGGTGAACTGTTAAAGCTTATGAATCTTCGACATGAAATGACAAAGGTTTTAAAAATCGCATTTCGTGAAGATACTTTCTTTGGATATATTCACAGAGATAAGAAATCATTCTACATTCAACATATTGATGCTAATATTTGTCAAATCACATCTATTGAAGATGGCGTATTTAACTACAGTATTGACATGAGATATTTTGAAAAAGATGAAACTAGATTACAAATGTATGGCAAGGAAATCCAAGTCAAATACAGACAGTGGAAGAGAACTAAAGGAATGAAAGGCAACAATACACAGCTTGAATCATTCGTAGAACTTAGTCCAGAAAATACAATTTGTATCAAAATTAATGAGGATATGCTAGAGTCATTCCCACCATTTGCAGGTTCATTCGATGCAATCTTTGATATCGAAGGATTCAAACAACTTCGTAAAGATAAGGAAGAATTAGGAAACTATATGATTCTTACACAAGAATTGCCAATGCGTAAAGACAGTGATAATAACAATGACTTTATGATTGACGAAAAGATGATGAGATTCTTCCACGATATGGCTTCTGATACAGTGCCAGAAAACGTAGGAGTAATTACATCTCCAATGAAAATTGAACCAGTTAAATTCGATAGAGACAGAGCTGATAGTGACGGTGTTGCGAAAGCAGAACGTGACTTATGGAGCGGTCTTGGGGTTTCTCAATTATTATTCAATGCAGATAAGTCAACTTCACAGGGTTTAATGATGTCTATCAAGACAGATGAAGAAATCGTGTTTGGAGTGCTTACACAAATCCAGAGATGGGTTAATAGATATTTAAAATTTGAGTTTTCAGATTTGATGTTCAATGCACAAATCTTACACGTAACTCATTTTAATAGAGATGAGATGTTCCAGATGTATCTAACATCCGCTCAATATGGCATTCCAGTAAAGAACCATGTTAGTGCAGTGGTTGGTTTAGACCCAATCGAAACTATGAACATGGCTTACTTGGAAAATGATTTACTAGAAATGCACGAAGAATTTATTCCTCTAATGTCATCTCACACAATGGGTGCAGAGGGCGTAGCAGGCGTTCAGAATGCAGAAGACGGTAGACCTAAGAAAGACCCTAAAAAGGTTTCAGATGAGACAGCGAGAGGGCAGGATAAGCCTAACGCTAATGCTTAAAGGAGGTGAAAAGAAAAAATGGGAAAGAGACTAGACTTCCAATCTAGTATTAGTGAAGTCAAACAAGTAAACCCACTTTTCTCCACCTGTAAAGTAAGAGTGTTGTACACAGGGAAGAATCGCAACATGTCTATCATTCCAAGAGAAGCGGTAGATAAGGCGATGCCAACTATTTACAACATCCCAATCGTAGGTGAGTTTTTAGTAGAGAATCAAGACTACAAAGGTCATGGCGGTAGATTAGATTTAGATTCATATAAGTTTATGCATACTACAAAGCCTTACGGTGTTGTTCCAGAATCAGCTACATACGAATGGGAAACTGTTAAGAGTGCGGATGGTACGGTACGTGAGTATCTAGTTATCAACGGCTGTTATTTATGGACAGGTAGATATGAAGAGACTTTCAGTGTTGTAGATAAAGGCAAAGGTCAATCAATGGAAATTGAAGTAACTAGTGGTGAATGGGTAGAAGAAGAAGAAGCATACAGAATTGATGATTTCGTTTTCTCTGCTTTATGTATACTAGGTGACGATGTTGAACCTGCCTTTGAAGATGCAAACATTGTAGGTTATTCATTAAATAGAGATTCATTCAAAGAAGAGTTCTCTCAAATGTTGAATGAACTAAAAGTTTCTTTAAAAGAAGAGAAGGAGGTTATTAATTTGACTTTACAAGAATTACTAGAAAAATATTCTATTACAGTTGATGAGCTACAATCAGCAGGAGTTGTTATTGAAGGTATCGAAGGTGATGCTTTAGAAACTGTTATCTCTGACTTCGCTAAGAAGAAAAAAGATGACAAAGAAGAAAAACCAGAAGATAAAAAAGAAGATGCTCCTAAAGAGGAAAAGCCAGAAGACAAAGCTAAGTCTAAAGATGACAAGGAGGAAAAACCTTCTGAAAAGAAAGATGAAGAAAAACCATCTGACAAGAAAGAAGAAAAGCCTGCTGATAAAAAAGATGAAGCTCCATCTGATAAAAAAGATGAAGAAGAAGATGACGAAGATAAGAAAAAGAAAAAAGGTAAATTCTCACAAGAGGATTACGAAACTCTTTTAGCTGAAAACAAGTCACTTAAAGCAGATAATGCTAAACTGTTAGCTTTCAAGAAAGCAGTAGAAGATGCACAGCATGAAGAAAAAGTATTTGAAGCTATCGCAGAACTAGGTTTAACAGATGAGGATGAAGGAGTTGCAGAACTAAAAGCACAAGCAATGGAAATCACTTTAGAACAAGTTGAAGAAAAATGCTACAGCCTATTAGGTCGCAAAGCTTTCGCAAGCAAAAAACAATTCTCTAAAGAGAAAGAAAAGGAAACTGTTCGTATCCAACTAGGAAACGAAAAAGACCAAAAGGATAACAAATCATATAATCCATATGGTGACTTATTCGAAAAATTTAATAAATAATTGAAATTATTAGGAGGAAAAAATAATGGCTATCGTAAGAAAAGATAAACTATTAGCAGGTTACAACGGTAACTTAGAATCTGTAATCGTTCATGATTCAGCAGATAAGACTTTAGAAATTACAAACGGTGTATTCGTTACAATCGGTGGTTTACTAGTTGGTCGTGAGACTAAGAAAGCAAACTTAACTAAGGTAGGCGACCACACTAAGGAAGTATATTTAATTCACAATGCAGAGGTTATGTATGACGAAAGAAAATACAAACTAGCAGACTTCCGTATTCGTGCAGGTAAAGTAGCACGTGCTTACCGCCTATACGATGGAGATATCATCACATTAACTACAGACCTATTCAACGGCACTGTAAAAGTTGGAGATGTTTTAATCGCAGGTGCTAACGGTAAGTTAGTAAAAGAAGACACAACAAACAAAGCTGTAGATGCAAAAGTTACTTTCACAGTAATTGAAGATGCAGGTTTTGAATTAGACGTAACTATGGGAGCATTTGCTGTACAAGTTGCACGCAACTAATTCTAGCAAATTATAAGGAGGAAAACAAAAATGAGTAAAACTATTGTTAAATTAGGAGTAGACCTAGCAAAAGGTAGAGTACAGAATTTCTCTGCAAACGAAGCAAACGACACATTACGTAAAGCTTTCGCAGACTTAATGGAGTTCTCTATCGAAGATGCAAAAGGTCGTGTGGAAATCCCACGTAAAACTATGCGTAAGCATAAAGTAGAAATCTTCGAGATTTTAGAAGAAATCGTAAATGAAACTTTACAAGAAGGTTTAAAATCTCAATTTGATGGTTTCGCAGAATATCGTAACCTAGCATGGGGTGACGAAAACTTATTCAAAGTACCAGTGAAGAATATCTTCCGAGTATCATTAGTATCTGATGGTAATGGTAATATCCGTCGTCAAAGATTACGTGATGGTCAAGAGTTCGCAGTGAGCTTAGACACTTACGCAATCAAAATCGGTGAAGACTTCCACCGCTTCTTAGCAGGTCGTGTACAATGGTCTGAATTAATGGGCTTAATCGCTGAATCATTCCAACGTGAGTTAACTAAACGTATCTACAGAGCTTTATTAGCTTCTTACGGACGTTACAACGGTACATACCACATGAGCGGTAACTTACAAGAGAAAGACCTAGTAGAACTAGCAATGCACATTGAAGCTCGTACAGGTGAGAAAGTAGCAGTATACGGAACTAAATTAGCTCTACGTCAACTAGCACCTTCTAACATCACAGAAGCTATGAACGATGCACGTAACAAAGTAGGTTACTACGGTCAAATCGCAGGTATCGAACTACGTGAAATCGAACAATCTCACGACTACGATACTGATACATTCGTAATCGACAACTCTATGTTACTAGTATTACCTCAATCTGCTGACAAAATGGTTAAGATTGTAAACGAAGGTGACTCAATCATCCAAGACCAACAAGCAGGCGTATCTAGTGACATGATGCAAGAATACTTCATTGCAAACCGTTTCGGTGTAGCAATCATCACTACAAAAGTATTCGGCTTCATCAAGCTTGCTGAAGGTACTTTAGTACCTGCACCACCAGTTAAACAAGGTTTCGAAGTTTACTAAGAGTAGGTTTCTAAATTGATATAGTGAGAGGGTTTCCCTCTCCTATATTATATGATGTTTTCGGACAAAAAACAAGGGGATAAAAGGAGATAAATAAATATGACACAATTAAAGAAACAAGATTTAATTAACATTTTGGTGGAAGAATACGGTTACGAAAAAGAAGATTTAAAATTCGATGCTAACGGTAATCCATATACAAATGCAAAACTTAAACAGCTAATCAAAGCAGAGGAAAAAGATGCAGAAAGATTAGAAGATGAAGATTTACTAGAAGAAGAAGCAAGCCATGCTGATACTGATAAGATTCCAGTAATGAGTGGTTCTACAGGTACAATTGTCTATCGTTCTGAAACTAGCAATAAGTTCTGGAAGTTTACTCAATTTGGTCAAAAGGATAAAATCCCATATGGCGAATTAGTAGCTATGATGAATAAATATCCACGATACTTCTTAGAAGGTTGGATTATCATTCGTGATAGAGCAGTAGTTGATGAATTTAAACTAACTGAATTATATAAGAATATTGAAGGAATTGTTTCACCAGAAACATTTGACGAAGTGTTCAAGTATCCAGTAGAAGATTTAGAGAGAATCATTGACAATCTACCAGACGGAATGATTAATACATTTGTCAATAGAGCACAACAATTATATAGTGCAAGACGTTTAGACAGTCTGCATGTTAAAAACTTGATTGAAGAAAAATTTAAGTTCTCATTAGATGATAATGCACCAATTAGCGACATCGCACTGGAAACAGATACAGGCGTACAAAATATTATCTATGTAGACCATAATTAAGGGTGATTTACAATGTCAGAATTAGTACCAGTAAATCCAACAAGTGTATCAGAAGTATTCGACAACTTTCTATCCAAGATTTCGGATTATAGTTTCTTATCTGTAAATATCACAGATGATGAAATTAATGAAGAGTTAATGGGGTATCTAAAGTCTGCAACTGTAAGATTCTATAAGTGTAACAATAATTTAAAAATAGTAATGAATGATGAAGAAGAATACATGTTCGTTTCAGAGTTAACACCTTTTGAAATAGAGGTTCTAACAGTCCTTATGATTGTAGAATACATGAAACCACAGGTTCTATCAAGTGAAGTAATCAAGCAATCATTAAGTGATAAAGATTTCAGAATTTATTCACAGGCAAATCAATTACGAGAATTAAATCTATTATACAGAATGTTTAGAACAGAAGCAACTAAAATGATTACAGAATACACGTACTTCAACTTAGATAAGGAGAATTTTAAATGATACAAGACAATGAAAAGCTAGTAATCTATTTAAATTCTATAGTAAACAGTGTATTTAAAGTTTTACCATTGTATGAGGAACAAAATGTGGGCGTAACAACTTATGTTGAATCTTTACTATTTGAACTATATGGCTTACAAGAAGCTGTAGAAATTCAACATAGCTATGAATATATTTCACTGCTATCAACCCTTGAATCTGTGAAGAAAGAGATGGGCAAAGAGCAGAGTAAAAAAGCTACTGTAAAGAGAGAAGTATTCAAGTGTATCAATATCATTAAGAATATGATTGGTAAGCTTGAAGAGGGTGAATAACCATGAGTGACCACATTGGAAAATACAGAAGACGTTTAAATCGTAGCGGTAAAGACGTAGGCGAAGTCTACAAAAATAACACCATTGCTTTTATAGAAGCTACATTCCACAAGTCTCCTACATTTAGGGTATTGGAAGTTATTAGTACAGAATTTCCAGATATCAAGAATATGGATTCTAGGGTTGTAGAGGTAGAGAGAATGGGTTCTCTACGAGAAGTGATATTCAAACCAAACGAGAGTTTGGGAATAGGCACATATGTAAGGTTCGATGGCGATACATGGCTATTATTCGATAAGTACGGTGGAACAGGTTCTACTAGTATTAAGATGTTAGCACAAAAATGTAATCGTAGTTTGAAGTGGAAAGATGAAAGCGGTAACATCCATGAGTTTGAATGTGTTGCAGGGGCAACAGATTTAGGGTCAAAGGCAAAACAAAGTAAGAATGACATCTATTGGAATAAGTACGATGTACGTTTGCCAATCGGTCAATTGTTTGTTTTCGTTGAGCTAAATGATACTACTAAACATATCAGATTGAATCAGAGATTTATATTTGGTAGTAACGTTTATGAAGTATCTGGTGTGGATGACACAACAGGCGTATCTAGAAACGGATTCGGACTAATGCAATTTACGATTAAATTAGCAACTAAGCGTGACGAAGATGACTTTGTGAATGGAATTGCTTATAACAATTACAAAGAGCAACCTAGCACAGAGCCACCAGTAGACAACGGTGAGGGGGATATTTGGTAATGAGATTAGATTCGCTATCTAAAAATGTAGTAAAAGTTATGAAAACTTTATGCAACAATGAAGGGTTAGTAAAACTATTAATTAATAATCAGTATGACCCATTTGATACTAGTATACCAGTAATCAAAAATCCTTACGACTTAGTTAATCCTAAGAGCGTAAATTGTAAAATTAAACCATTCCCATTTGAGGTTGATGCAACCACACAAGACGGTTCTTACATTCGTGTTTATTACAACGATGCAGAGTTCAATGAGAATGAAGTTATTGCAGAAACAAGACTTCATATTGATATTATCTGTGCGAAAAGCCTATGGTTGATTGAGGGTTCGATGATTCGTCCTTATGAGATTCTAGCAAGAGTAACAAACATGGTTGGTCAAAGAGCTGTTGGAAATGGCATCAAGCTTAAATTTAATGGTTTCCAACATCTTGCAGTCAATGAAAAATTTGATGCTATCAGACTATATAGTGATTATTTCACTGTAGAAACGTGATGCATCATGAGAGATTACAAGGGGTTAAAAGATGTTGACGTTAAACTAATTCTACTAAGTGGTAGTAGTATTACAGTTGACAATATTGAGATTGTCCCATATACGATGGAAGAAATCAAAAATTATGGGTACTCAAATTATATGCGAAGTTTACAACTGCTTTCATTAACAGTTGAAGACTTTATGGATTCAGTCAAAGATTTAGAGAAAAGAATGATACTAGAGGTTGAAAAAAAGAATCTAAAAGCATTTGACTTTTACGTCAAACTTGGTGGAGAAGATTTTCAAAACATTCTCTTGGTAGCGTTGTCAGTCTTGTTAAGAACGGATGATATCCGTTTTTTAGATGAGAACGTTTTAGCTATTGACTTTATGAAAATGGGAGTCTTATATGAAGACGAATTTGGAATGATGCAAGTCAATGGCGAGAAGCTTGAAAGTATATCGGAAGATAATATTAAGCTCATACATAGAGATAATTTTGACAAAATCGTTGAAGTTATTAAGATGCAGAACTATTTGATGAAAATGGATGACAGGACAGATGATGAGTTTGATAATCCTGCCAATGAAGAAACAAGACTACTAGCAGAACAAATCAAGAAAAACCGAGAGAGAGTAAAAGCAAAAAAGAAACTGCAAGATGAAGATGTGGATATTGATATATCAGACATCATTAGTGCAGTATGCTCTAAGAGTAATTCTATCAATAAAATAAATGTATGGGATTTCACTCTATATCAAGTATACGATGAGTATGCACGACTAGAATTAATAGATAACTATGATTTCAGCATTAAAGCTATGATGGCAGGTGCAGAAAAAGTAGATTTGAAGCATTGGTCTAGCAGGTTATAAACTGCTTGATACATAAACTTTTTTAAATTATTAGGAGGAAATTATAATGGCAAACAAGCGTTATGGTATGAAAGAGGTTGCAAACGTTATCTTTTTCGATGTTGCAACTAACAAACCAGTATTATTCTTTGATACATTAAAAGTATCAACAATTGAGAACGAAAGTGACAGTGCGGAAGCAACAGGTGGACAAGGTAATGGTCGTCTATTATCTTGGGACTTCGGACGTAAAGCTACATTAACAATGCAAGATGCTTTACTATCTGATATTTCTTTAAGCTTACTAGCAGGTACTACAGTAAAAACTACAGGTATCAAAGCAGTAGGACGTGAAGTATTAACAGCAGTTAAAGATGCAACAGCAGGAGTTAAAGTTACTCTTAAAGAAGAACCATTAGCTATGAACACTGTAGCAGTTTACAAAGTAGACAAAGGTGTTATGGGTCAAGAAGTAACAGGTGTTACACAAGATGGCACTGACAAGAAAACTTTAAAAATCGCAACTGGTGGAGATGTGGCAGAAAACGAACAAATCATGGTATTCTATGAGTACACAGTTACAGCACAAGATGCTACACAAGTAACTTTCAACGGTTCTGCATTCCCTGCTACATACAAAGTAGTTGGAGATACAATCGTTCGTGGAGAAGACGGTGTTGACCGTAAGATGCAATTCGTAATTCCAAAAGCGAAATTACAATCTAACTTCTCACTAACAATGGATGCTGAAAACGTATCTACGTTCGACTTCACTCTAGATATTCTAGTAGAAGCAGGAACAAAC